TAAGCCTCGCTGTTATGGCGGAGCTTCTTTTACCAAGAACCTTGTTCCGTCCTGCCGTTCATGTAATCAGGCTAAGGGAAGTAACAACTGGCTCCAATGGATGAGAGCCACTTTTGGAATTACCAATAGAGAAAACCTTATTTTATCGCACATTGAATAATGGCATCTAACAAAAAACGAACAGGTCAAAATAGTGCGACCTTTTCACTGCGTACAACTGCTGGTGCTGGTCGTCGCACTAACCCTAAAGCCTCTAAGCCGAAGGCTAAACCTGCTGCTAAGGCTCCAGCTACACCTGAATCTAAGAAGGATCCTGAATTTAGGACGAGTGGTGGATGGACTGGAGACCCTAATGCAGGTAAGCCGAAGGCTAAACCCTCACCAAAGCCCTCTCCTAGCCCCTCTAGTGCCCCTAAACCTGCTGTTAGGTCTACACCTCCAAAGCCTACAGAGAAGGCCCCTGCTAGCGCTCCTAAGGCTGATGCAGGAATGAAGAATCAAGACAAGAATTATAAAGGTAGTTATGTCTCTAAGTTCAAAGAAGAGACAGCTCGTATGGGTGCTACTTCTATGTCTCGTCAACAAGGGCGTAGCAATCTCACTTCAGAGGACCTGAAGCCAAAGCCCGCAAAGAACTACAGCACTCCTGAAGATAAGAGCAAGTACGTTTCCCCTAGTGGTGCTCTTTACATGGGTCCTGGATATAGCGCTGGTAAGGCTGAACCTGCCAAACCTGCTTCTCCAGCTTCACCGTCTGAGCCTAATAAAGCGAGCAAGGGTATGACTCTTGCTGAGCGTATGAGGCGTCGTCGGATGGGTCTTGATTGATCAACCTGTACATATGCGTATAAGCCGCTCCGCAAGGGGCGGTTTTTTTATGAGAAATGGCACGCCGACCGACACCGGCGGCTTCCTTAAAAATAAGAGCAGTTCCTTACACCAACGGATCTCAAACTAACTCACCAATTCCTCTTACGTCTTGGAAACCCTACAACTCATTTGATAGTGCCGTAAGAAATGGTAGTCGTGTTTACACCAAAAACGGTACTACTTATATTATAAGTCAAACAAAGGTTTCTAATGGTGTTTGGAAATTTACTCAAAAAACGGAAGCTCAACACGGTAAACAGATTATTCAAAACACTAACAGCGGGCGACGGCAACGTAGTTCTGCTTCGTATAATCCACCACCAATTACAGAAAGAAAACCGCTAATTACCAATAGGGAAGCCATTAAAGTTAGCCGAATCAACCGAAAGGGTCAGCAGTTTCACCATATAATGGATCTAGATGGCTATAAGCATATCTATGCTGGACTTGATCCAAGAGGTAGGCAGCAACTTAACGCCCTATTAAACAAAAATGGTTTTTATCCTGGCGACGATAGGCGTAACTATATAGGTCTTGTTGGTAGTAATGTGAGAAAAGGTAGTGAGCATCAGGGTCTGGTGCATCCACGAACCTACGCTTTTAGAAAAACTAATCCTATCCCAACTGCAGCTCAACTTGCTGGCCTTAATCCTCAGCAACGTCTAAAAGTTCTTTTACCTCACCTTCAACAGGAAAGAAGTATTCTTCAGCAAGTGGTGAAAGAAGAAAGGCGTCCAAATAGTAATGCACGTCCTAAACCACAGAGGTCAGCTTCGGCTACACCTAACAGTCATTCTTCGGCTACAAAGGCTGCTTTAGCTCAAACGCGACCACCTGCAAGTCCTGCTGTTAATTCGGCACAACGTACACCACAGCCAATCCCAGCTAAACCAGCCTTAAGAGGTAGGGGAAGGGGAAGCGGTCTACAACCAATTGACACTGGTATAAATTCTCTTAGACGTACTACAACTCCTGGTGGTTTAAGAGACTTACTGAGGCGCCAGGTTGAACTGCAGGGAACAGGAGAAATAGTGAGGCCTATTTAATGCCAAATAACAACCTTAAAGTAACCTCAGCTCGCAGTCCATCTGCTGCTGTATCTAAAAAAGACGGCGCCAATGATGTGCTGTCACATCTGCTAAAATATATCAGCCCTAAGTATCTAAACGGTAAGAACCCCATTGCTAGGGCTCAAACAGGCTACGGCTTCTTACCTTCTAAGAATGCTGCTCTCAATATGGAAGCCATTCTGGGACAGCCCTATGATCCCAAGACCCGTATCAGGCCTGGCGATCCTGCTGTTCAACTTCGAGATATTGTCAAAGAGATCGGTCTCATTGAACGAATCCACAATACCTATATGCCCGGTCGAGGTGTGAAACTCGCTGATTAACTATGCCAACACTTGCAACTGCTAGTCCTCGGTATCGCAGTGCAATGGATTTGGTAAAGTTCTTTGAGGGAAGTAATAAGGTTAGAACAAATGCTTACTTAGATAGTGAGGGTATCCCAACGATTGGCTGGGGAGCTACTAGCTATCAAGATGGTAGAGCTGTTCGCATGGGTGATACAGTAACACCTAAACAAGCGGATGTTCTCCTTCAGTTTCATATGAATAGGGTGACAGCTCCCCTGTCATCCTTGCCAAACTGGGGTAGCTTTAGCAAACAACAGCAAGAAGCCCTTAGGTCGTTTGCATACAACGCTGGACCTAACTTCCTCTCTAGTCCTAACTTTCAAACCATTGCAGGTGCAGTAAAGGCTGGGGATATAAAGGCGATCTCTAATGCCTTTGGTCTTTATACAAATGGTGGCACTCCTGGACTTGTTACGCGACGGCAAGCGGAGCGTACATTGTTTGACACACCAGTCCAAATGTCTCCCATCTTTAAGCAGCCAGATCCTAACAAACCTTTGCCTATCTTCGATACGAAGAAGATGGGTACAAAGGGTAAGCCAAACGCATCCAAAGACAAACCTGTCTTCAGCGAAGATAAAGGTAAACCGATAATGGATGAACGTACAGCTAAGGCTGTTGCTTACTTGACTGGGCAATATAACCCATGGACTAATCAAGGGCAGATCTACAACCCATCCACTAAGATCAATAGTAATGTCAGTTGGGCTGACACTATGAAAGTCGGTAATGCTTGGAAGGTTGGATTTAACCCAAGCATTTCATTCTTTTAATTATGGATACCCTCACAGCGTTGAGGGAAGACTTCAAGCTGTTCCTACAAGCCCTGTGGGCACAGCTTGATTTACCTTCTCCTACCAGAGCACAGTACGCAATTGCTGACTACCTACAACATGGTCCCAAGCGTCTTCAGATCCAAGCTTTCCGAGGAGTCGGTAAGAGCTGGATTACTGGAGCCTTTGTGTTGTGGACTCTTTTTAATAACGCTGAGAAGAAGATCATGATTATCTCCGCTTCTAAAGAGCGTGCAGACAACATGAGTATCTTCTTGCAGAAGCTGATTATTGAGACGCCTTGGCTGTCTCACCTTAGACCTAAGAGTGATGAGGCTCGTTGGAGTCGTATCTCCTTTGATGTGAACTGTTCACCTCACCAAGCACCTTCCGTTAAGTCAGTTGGTATCACAGGTCAGCTGACGGGTAGCCGTGCAGACCTCATGATCTTGGATGACGTAGAGGTGCCTGGTAACTCCATGACAGAACTGATGCGAGAGAAGCTTCTACAGCTTTGTACAGAGGCTGAATCTATCCTGACGCCCAAAAAGGATAGTCGCATCATGTACCTGGGTACTCCCCAAACTACCTTTACGATCTATAGAAAATTAGCTGAACGCAGCTACAGACCCTTTGTCTGGACTTCTCGTTATCCCCGCAAAGATAAACTTTCTCAATATGAAGGACTACTCGCTCCTCAACTTGTGGAAGACATCGAAATGGGTGCTGAAGAGTGGACCGCAACAGACCCTGATCGCTTCACCAATGATGATCTCCTTGAACGGGAAGCATCTATGGGTCGTTCAAACTTTATGCTTCAGTTCCAACTAGATACTTCTCTAAGTGATGCAGAAAAGTTCCCACTTAAGTTCTCTGATCTTGTTGTCACATCAGTTAACCCGACTCAAGCGCCGGATGCTGTTGTGTGGTGCTCTGACCCTCGTAATGTTCTCAAAGACCTGCCTACGGTTGGCCTACCGGGTGATTACTTCTACTCCCCGATGCAACTCCAAGGGGAATGGGGGCCATACACGGAGACAATCTGCTCCGTAGACCCCTCTGGTCGTGGTACGGACGAGACAGCAGCTACATTCATCAGTCAACGTAACGGATTCTTATATGTCCATGAAATACGTGCTTATCGTGATGGCTATAGCGATAACACCTTACTTGACATCCTTAGGGGCTGTAAACGTTATAATGTTACTAAGCTGCTCATCGAAACCAACTTTGGAGATGGTATTGTCGCAGAGCTGTTTAAGAAGCATCTTCAACAAACTAAGCAAGCCATCGACGTTGAAGAAGTACGAGCTAACGTCCGCAAAGAAGACCGGATCATTGATGCCCTAGAACCAGTGATGAATCAACACCGACTCATCATGGATCGAAGCGTTGTTGAGTGGGATTATAACTCCAATAAAGACGCAGCTCCAGAAGAACGTCTCCTTTACATGCTTTTCTACCAGATGAGCAGGATGTGTCGGGAGAAGGGAGCCGTTAAACACGACGACAGATTGGACTCTCTAGCTCAAGGTGTGAAGTATTTCACAGATGCTATGTCGATCTCTGCCTATGAAACAGTCAAAATGAGGAAGCAAGAAGACTGGCAAGACCTCCTTGAATCCTTCATTGATAACCCACAAGCAGCGACTGATCACCTAGTCTTTGGCTTTAGTTTAGATCAACGTCAAAAGGCTAGAGGACTGAGTGGTAAGAAGTCAGTCCCTACCTGGGTGTGAACCCAGGCCCACACTGGGTTTAGGTGCAATGTGGGGTGTATACAGGGAGGTGGAGGGTGGACCACCCCTCTGTAGTGGGGGAAGACATCCAAGACAAACAAGTTGTCTTGTTCATCTTCCCCTCTTTACTAATGTCCCTGGGGAAGGACATTCTGTAAGTACAGACACAAAGACACAAACTCCTCTACCACTCCACTTAAGAGACTTAATACTGGATAACACTTGATGATCACAAAGGATCATCCCTGTTATCACTTATTATACAGCTGTCTAGTCATGAGTAGAACATACCGTAATCAACCTACCTACCTGTTTAGAGGTGTAAGGACTGCTAACGAACTGAAGCAAGTCAGAGTTAGCAACGATTACTACGATGACGAGTATACACCACATATTCGGAAACGTTATATCCCTACACTTTATGATGACATCAAAGTAAGTGCCTACAAACAACTTGACCACCACAAGTAATCCACCATTAATGACTCATTCTGCAACTCTAGTACACATCACTCCTAATGCTGAAGAACTCATTGCCTACATGGCAAGAGTGTCTAACCCCTCTAATCAATCAAACACTGAGACATCAACTAAGCTCATCAGGTATCTGATCAAGCATCAACACTGGTCTCCCTTTGAAATGGTTAATATGTGCGTAGAGATCAATACAACTAGGTCTATTGCAGCACAGATCCTACGGCATAGATCCTTCTCCTTTCAGGAATTCAGTCAACGCTATGCAGCTGTAACTGAAATGCCAGAGATTCCACAACTTAGAACACAAGATCTGAAGAACCGACAGAATAGTATTGATAACCTTGATGAAGTACTTGATAAGAAGTTTCAGTTTGAGATAGCTAAACACTACTGTAATAGCTATCGGCTTTATCGAGATATGCTAGATGCAGGTATTGCTAAAGAGTGTGCTAGAGAAGTGCTACCAATGGCAGCTCCAACACGTCTGTATATGAATGGTAGTGTTAGGTCTTGGTTGCATTACTGTGACCTTAGGACCGCTCATGGGACCCAGAAGGAACACGCACAGATTGCTGGACAGGTTCAGGATATTCTCTATTCGGAAATACCGAATGTCTGTGAGGCAATGTGGTCTCAGGAAATTTGACATAATTTTGTGAAGTGGTATACGCGGGGGGATGGACGTTTTTACCCCCGTGGCGGGGTATCAATTAAGCGAGGATGGAGGCTTTTTGAATCGCTAGATGCCGTATCTAACGAGGTATGTAGCGTGTTGGACTATGTTATAGCTCACTAGTCCTAGTTGTATTTGTTATTGCAACCTATTCTCAATAGTCCTCAATTTCATGCCATCTGTAGCGATTTCACTATTCACCTACCCATCAACGCTAAATCATCACCAGAGGCACCTACAAGCGCCTACAAGGTGCTTACACTTGCACTCAGGTATATCGACATCACCAGCATATTGAATGCGTTGTAGCGCCTTCTAGACACCAATCATGAATGCCCACTTATATTGATGTTCGCGCTGATACAATTTTCACGTTTTTGACTTTTTCACGATTCCTGAACATTGTAGCGGCATGAACCTGAAAATTGTAGCAAGGTGGACATCAATATAACACAGCAATGCGCTCACCATTATTCATTCACACTCACGCCCAGCATCACACAGCAGCCCTACGGTTGGCATACCCATAAGGAACGCTGATAGGGTCAATTAGCCGTTTGGTATCAGGGCGAACTACGGGCACTTGTCCACCATGGTATATTAGGTTCATCGGGTGAGGGACTCGTGCCTCGCCCACTCGGTGGGGGACAGGGCAGCGGGCTCTAGCCACTGCGAACCTTGACAATCTAATTGGTCGTCACAAGACGGAACTAGCGGTGCGAGCGATCCCGCGAGACAGAGATATGGTTGCAACCCGACCAGCTGTCACGACCACGTATGTATGTAAGTATATGCAGAGCCACATGCTTAATTGATCATGGCACAAACCTGTACACATACACACATACGGAGGATTGACTATGACTTACACATTTGACCTACTTAGGAGTGCAGTGCTTAATTGCACAGCTTTTGACCTGATCATGGTTGACAATGAAGAGACAGATGAATATGAATACTATCTAATTGATGGATGCGGTGACCAATATGGTGAGGCATTCCATGACCTTGATGATGTTGCTGACTTCATCAGTAACAATGAAGAGGTTGATCAGTACCTGACATCTGCGGAGGTTTACGGTTAATGGCAACGTATCAACTGTTCATGGGTCGCAATATACCTAATGGTTCGTATGTCACTGACATTGAATGGGCTAAGTTCTTGCACATCGTAGACACGATCGTTGATGGGTACACAGTTCAAGATGTTGATGGTTTCTGGCTTGGTGAGCATGAGGATTGTAAACTCATGACCATTAGTACAGATAATGTTGATCATGTGTACGACATCGCTCGTACATATAAGAACGCCTTCAATCAACTTGCTGTTGGTATGCAGGTGTTGCCATCCATGGAGTTTGTTTAACTAACCTGTCCATTAACACATACTTAATCACGGAGTCTTTCATCATGCCTGCTACTTATCAAGAACTGCTCAAGAAGTCCTACATCCAACGCCTTAGCAATCAGAAGGATGGCAATGACATTCTCAACACACTTGATGTGTTGGTTAATGACTATGCCAAGGATGTACAAGGTTGGGGTGTTGTTGATACCTCAACTGAAGATGATGCACTAGTTGTTGCCTGATCAATTCACAATCATCACGGAGCCTATCAT